TGCAACATGCTCGCCACCTGAGACCTGTCGCAGCTCGTGTGTTCCACGAGAACCATCCTTGCTACGCGGTGAAACGCGATGTTTGGATGGACTCCCCAATTAAAGACTGGGGTTCTGCGGTAGGTTGTTGGTGGGAATCAGCAGGGGTTAACCTGCTGGGACTGAAGGAGCTGGGCGCCATGCAGAGACCAGGGTTACCGGTGAAGAGGATCCGCACCGTTCCCTTTAAAGGGATACGGCGAGGGGTTCTCGACTTCGGCACCGACAATCTGTTTCCTCCGTATGCGAAAACTTCTTCGCAGACGGTAGTGAATCTAGATGTCAGGAATCTGAATGGGACACAGGTGACTGTGTCGGAAAATCATCCGAGCTGGAAGAAACATAAGAAACTTCCTTTTTCGGACATTGGAGGTAACTTCTTTACCCAAAAGACATACGTCGAGATGGACGTTGTGCCATACTCGGCGTCGGGTAGAAGAGTTTATGCACAGGGAGGCATCCCTTGGACATCCGATTGGTTTCGGTACCAAGGGTTCATGTTGCCTTTCCATCCGTCCGCCGTGACGTTCCCGAGTTTCGTTTACAGCAGCAATGCTGTACTCGATGCTTGGGGCGCTAAGGCGATAGCGGCGTGCAAGCCTACCAATTCGGTCGCAGACGTTTCCAACTTTCTCGGTGAGACGATCAGCGAGGGTATTCCCAAGCTGATAGGATCGCGCACATGGCGTGATCGTACTCTCCGTGCCAAAACGGCCGGAGACGAGTATCTCAATTACGAGTTTGGTTGGGAGCCTCTTGTCAGCGAGATCAATTCCATGGCGGAAGCGATCACTCACGCTGAACTGGTTCTCGACCAGTATGAGCGTGATGCTGGCAAGATGGTTCGTCGGCGGTTCGAGTTCCCACCCACGGTTAACTCTACCTCCAAGGTGTTTATGACGGGTGTCAGTGCGTATTCAACGCCTGGTCACTCGCTTAGCACTACGGAGGAGATTAATCAAGGGAGAGTGATAAAGACCACTACGCTTAGCCAGCGTAGATGGTTTTCTGGCGCCTTCACCTACTATCTGCCCCCTCGGGGGTCGGTAAAGGGTGATCTCGCCAGGGCCAAGAAACTCTATGGCCTTTCACTTACTCCAGATACTCTCTGGAATTTAACTCCCTGGAGCTGGGCAGTCGACTGGTTTACCAATGCCGGTGATGTGTTGTCTAACCTCACCGACATGTCAGTTGACGGCCTTGTGATGAGGTACGGGTACATGATGGAACATACCATCGTGAAAGATACCTATACCTTCTCTGGGCCGACCGGTAAGGTCGGTTCCATGAGACCCATGCCGATTAGCCTGGTCGCTGAGACCAAGGTACGGCGTAGGGCATCGCCCTTCGGCTTCGGACTTACTTGGAGCGGCTTGTCACCGCGCCAATTGTCCATCGCTGCTGCGCTTGGAATCACTAAGCGTTAGCAACGGCATGTTGTAATGCGTAAACGCCAATGGGCAGCTCCGGGTAACCGGGGCTCCTAGGAGAGACGCCTATGTCATTTGCCGATCCGCAGACCGTCACCATCAGTGCGGTCACTACGCCGCTCCCCCGCACCAGTGTGGGGGACGATGTCAGTGAGTACACTTCTGGGGACGGTCTCATCAAGCTGATCGCGAGCCATGAGTACGGCAAGCGTATCCGCAGGATGGTGCGTATCGAAACGTCCAAGGTCACCTCGGACCCGTTCCGTCCGAGCGAGAACATCAAAGTCGGCATGAGTAACTATGTCGTCTTCGATCTCCCGCCGGCCGGGTATACGGCTGCCGAGGCGCTGGCTGTGTGGGCCGGGTTCAAGACCCAGCTCACCGCCAGCTCTGACCTGCTCATCACCAAACTCCTAGGTGGTGAGTCGTAGCAGCGACAAGGCTCACCCATTAGGGTGACTAATTAGCACCCTTGGGTGCCCAACAATCGAGGCATACCCTCAAGAAAGGCTAGTTCATGAATCATCATGAGTCCAGCGCGATCATGGGGGATGACCCCGGCGCAGGAATCTACTACGCACTGTGTCGGTGGCTTAACGCCATCTACCAGGCGCAGGGAACCCCTGCGTTCGCATCGCCTGCGAAGGTCGCAACGTCTTTCGATTACTTCATTGAGGTAATCGAGGACGATACGGTCATTCGCAAGACGTTCGAAGAGTTGGCCCAGTGGGTCGTGGAAAACTCCGTAGACCTTTCCAACCTAGAGCAGCTGATGTTTATGCTGCGCCAGGAAGGAAGGGCCCTCGGAACTCCCAAGGCCCGCTAGGTGTCATTCCCGTATGGGAAGCCGCCGAGTCGGAACGATCACTTTGACGTTCGGGTGACGCTCAGCCCTCGGGCTGTAGCGTTCCTCGTCGTCATCGTGTCAATTCTCGCTCGGCTCGCTGAGACGCTCCTCGTATCGGTAGTGATACCGATGTGTTGAGTGTTGCAAATGACGTAGGCTAGGGATTGGAAACCCCCTTAACAAGGAGGAGACCATGAAAAGCCTGACGTCTCTCTGGTCCGTCACGGCCAATGAATTGGCCGTGAGATGTTGCACAAGCGCCACTCGCGACATAAACTACGTCGCGAGTCGAGTTGAACACGAGGGGTTATCGTTCTTAGCGATAACTCTGGCTGACTTCGGGAAGTCATTCCAAAGATGGCTAGAACGAGGTTTCGTCGACCCTTCGGAGGTCCCGAGCTTCAAACGAGGTTCGGGCTCTCTTAATGGTTTCCCGGCATTCCTGTCGGGTTTCCTTGGTCGCGTGTTCGACTCTAGTAGTGGCACTCTGCTGGAAGACCCAGACATTGAAGCAATCTATGCTATACGTCAGCTAACGCTGTACATTAGCAAGATCGCCCTCCCAGAGGAAACCTCACGGAATCCTCACCAGCCAAGGCGTGTAGTCTCGGCTGATCGTGAGAGGCGAGCAATGTCTGAGTATATCCAGACTGAGCAGGATGTCAGGGCTTCGGATGATCGCTTGGATCCGGCCTACTTGGCCGACTTCGAGCGTGTTTCCGAAATGCTTTACGGTGACCTCTTCGACGAGATGGAGCGATCCATTCTCGCCGGGGAGTTGATCCCGAAGCATGGTCCGGGCGCTGTCGCAGATCGCTACAAGGCTAACGCCAAGTGGAACCTGCGAACCTGGACCGCCAGACTCCAGAGTGCTTACATGCACTCGGAAGACTACCTGTATCCGAACCTCCTTTACAAGGGGAGGAACGGGGACCAGGATGTTGACATCCTCGAACCCGGCGCGGAGGTACCTGTTAAGGTTACCACCGTACCTAAGACGCTCAAGGCCCCTAGGATTATTGCGATGGAACCAGCTGCTGTACAATTTGCGCAGCAGGCTGTTCTACGCTGTTTCCTAGACGCTCAACGAAAGGATGGTTTCCTTTCGCGCGTTATCGGAATCCTAGACCAGAACCCTAACAGGGAGATGGCCAGGGAAGGATCACTCAGCGGTGATCTTGCTACGCTAGATCTTAGCGAAGCTTCCGATAGAGTCTCGAATCAGCATGTACGAGCCATGTGTGCACGGCACCCTATTTTGCTTAAGGTGCTGGACGCAACTAGGTCTCGGAAGGCTGATGTACCTGGTTATGGCGTAGTACGCCTTGCCAAGTACGCCTCTATGGGTTCAGCTCTCTGCTTCCCGGTCGAGGCGATGACCTTCCTGGTTATCGTCTTTCTCGGGATAGAAAGGGAACTCAGAGTCCCGCTTTCTCGCGAACTCGTTGTCAAAGAGTTTGCGAGCAGGGTGCGGATCTTTGGGGATGATATTATCGTCCCCAGAGAACATGTGCTTTCAGTCGTCGACGAACTGCATGGTTTTGGCCATAAAGTAAACGTCGGCAAGTCCTTCTGGACCGGAAGGTTCAGAGAGTCTTGCGGAAAGGAGTACTTTGACGGGCATGACGTTAGTATCGTCAAGGTCCGCGAAGTGCTCCCGACCCGACTGAAGGACGCGAGTGCGGTACAAAGTGCAGTGTCGCTCCGGAACCTGGCCTACTGGTCAGGTCTTTGGAAAACGGCTGCATGGTTGGATAACTATTTGGCTAAGATCCTCCATGGATACTGGCCAAACGTTGCTCCGACCTCCGCACTGCTGGGCAGGGAGAGTGCGCTGGGCTATCAGTTCCAGCGCCTTGACCCTAATCACCACGGCCCCCTAACCAAGGGCTATTCTGTGGTGTCCAAGCCCCCCGAGGATAACCTCGAGGGTGTGGGAGCCCACCTCAAGTGTCTCGTGCAGTTAGCCCGGCGCGAGCCGGACGAGCTGCAGTTGACCCCAAAGGTTGACAGCGAGCACTTGGAGCGTTCTGGACGCCCCGAGCGCGTCGACATCAAGCTCGGGTGGTCCTCACCTTTCTGAGGTGAGGTGGGGAGTTAGATCCCTGTGGGAGATGACAAGCGTCATCCACCAACCACTTACGACCGGAGATAAGTCGGTCGATGGGTGGTGAAACTGGAGGTGCCGCGATGTCCGAAAGGAC